AATGTTAGAATCCAAAAGACAAAAGAAAATTATAGACTACCTACACTTTTTAGGTGCATGGACTGTAAAAGTAATAGCTGCTAATAAAAAAGGTGTACATGATACTTTAGCTTGTGTACCTATGACAAAAGAACAAGTATTAAAGCTATTTGAAAAACAAGATGTAGTAGGTGTATTTGTATCAGCTGAGATTAAACAACCTAATGGAGATACAAGTGCTTTACAAAAAAGAAATATAAGGTTAATAAGAAGAGCTGGAGGTATCTCAGCTAGTGATATTACTTCAGTAGAAGATATGAAAGAGTTATTAAGCTAATTCAATATGAGGGTAGTCTTTAAAACTCCAAAGTCCACCCCATTTAATAGGTATGTTTAATTTTATACTAGCTCTATGAAAGTGCCAATACATTCTAAAAAACATCAATTCAGATTTATCAGAACCATCAAAACTATTATGACTTTTCTCATAAGGAAAACAATCTATAGCTTTTGATAATGGTTCTTCTTCAGTTACTTGATGGTTTGACCTATTAGTTATACCATCTAATTGAGAAGCACCTGACAAATATAATTTAAATTGTCTTGTATCACTTCTTGAACTTTCATATACACCTATATCAAAATGTTTTAATACTTCATTAACTAAAAGAGTAAATCTATAATCAGCTAATTCTAGCTTTCGTATAGTTCTTTTGCCTTTTGGATAACTCACCATTTACACCTTATACATATATAGTTATTCAGTATATCTACTGTACATTCTTTTTTATAGTTGTTCTAGTATCATCATATATAATAACTTTTGAATCTAATTTTTCTAATCGTTCTTTTGTCTTAGGATTAATATGTGATATTTTAACTCCAGCTTTTACACCTTTATAAATAGGTTTACCTACATTATCATAAAATTCACCACACCCTGTAAGACATACCACTAACAATAAACCAGCTACTAAATTTTTCATTTCTCTATTACCTCTATATATTTTAAGGCATCTAATATACCTTGTTCTGTATGTGAATCCCATACACTACCACCAGCTATTTTTACTGCATCATACATAACCTTTTCTTTTAAATCTGATACTCCTGAAAAATCTAACATTTCAGCAAAAAGATTATCAGCAAACCATCTATTAAAGTATTCAGTAGCATATAACACATCATGTATTACAGCAGCTCTAACTAGTTTATAACTAAAAGGGTGACCTATAATCCTCCAAAAGAATCTAGGTATACTAGCACCATCAAAGATAAAACCAGCTTTTACTATTACTTTAACTTCATTATTTTCATAATAAAAATCAGTTAATAACTCAGCTTTTCCTTCAGGCATTAATCTTATATCTACTGTATTACTACTAAATTTTTGCATTATAATTTATCTCTATTTACTATTAATAATCTCTCAATAAAATATCTAACTTTCTTTATAACCATAGCAACTGCATCAAATTCTTCTATTTCTTCTTTTGCAACAATAGAATATATATTACCTATAATAGAATAAGTTTCAGATATTATAAGTGCGGATATTAATAAAGATAAATATAATTTAAAATCCATACCTATACCTTTTGCCATAAAAGCAATAGATAGAACAAGTAATATAATAGAAGCTTTAGTAAGCATACCAGCTATTGCTCTATAACTTCTAAGATGCCCTTTTAAAATAAATACTTTCAATACCCCCGTAAAATAATCAATACCTAATAATATAGCTAATATAAAAATTGTATCAGCTGGTACACTTAAATAAGTAAGTAATGGGATACAAGGTATATAAAAAAAGTTTAACATAGAACCTTTTACTATTGTTGTAGATTGTACAGGCATATCCATTACCAGCTTAAAGCTTCAATAGTGCTAACCAATTTTTTACCAGCTAATTGTACTTTTAAATCTTGATACTTAGCTAAGTCCACTTGATATTTATTTGCTATTGTCATTATAATTACAGTAGCATCTCCAATAGATTTTATATTAGGTTTATTATCAATATCATAAAAAGTAACTTCTGTAAGTCCAGCTGTTTCATTTAATCTTTTAGCAGCATCTAATTTTATAGCTGAATCAAAACCACCATTATAAAAAATATCATTAACCTCTACCGGTGATAAAGACTCATTTATAAAAGCATTTGACAATTCTTGTTTTTTTAATTCTCTAGCTTTAGGTATGTTAAGTTTATCTATTTCCACACTAATCAATGCTTCATCTAATGTTACTTTTTTACCATCTTTATCAAAAGCTTCTTTTTCATTATTATTAGTAGTTACTACTAAAGGGTGTGTTTTATGTATTGCTTGTAATCTCATATTATGCTCCTATTTCTTTTACTGTAAAAGTTGATGCTAATCTAGTAAATGTTGCATTGTCTGTATCTGTGCCACTCCTATTTAACAATGCTGTTCCGCCACTTTTTGTCATTTGTACTTTGTAAGTTGTAGGGCTAGTAGTAGCTGGGTCATCTTCAAAATCTATAGCTACTGTCATTACTCCCGCAACATCGGTAATCCTCCAAGCTGCTGTTGATTGTATCCTACTCCCTACCGCATCACCTATTGCAATAGGTGTAGCATCTCTTATTAATCTTACAAAAGTATAATCACCATTATTAGTATTTCCTATTTGTAGCTGAAAAGATACTTTTATTTTATTACTTGCCGATGATGGAGTTATTGTAATTGATAAATCTGTGATATCTGTAAAAGTACCCGATGCTGTAGTAAATGTGTCTGTTTTATTTACTGTTTTTTCTTGTAAGATTTTACCCCCACTACTTGCAGCTACAGCATCATCTACATATTTTTTAGTAGAAGGGTGATAATTAGATGTAGGTACATAAACAACAGTATTAGCACTATCTAAGAAGGCTAATCTCCAGTTAGTAGAATCTGTTGAAGGATCATTAGTTCCCGGATTAGGTGTACTAGGTGCTGTACCTGTCTTAGAAATATAAGTAAACCCATTAATAGGACTTTTAACTAAACTATTAGTATAGTAACTTTGATTAGTATTCCAATCTGTTATACCATCTTGTAAATATAATGATGTAATATAACTTAATGTATGACCTACAGCATTAAACCAACTTAAAGCTGGAAAACCATTTGAATCTACACCACTAGCCCACCCATCTTTTGCATTTTGATTTGTTAGAAGTAAAGTTATATCTTCACTTTCAGTTTCAGTACCAAATATTTTTAATTCATCAGCTTCTGATTCTCCACCAAAAATAGGTATTTCACCATCAGGTCTTATAATTTTATCTATTGCCATTTTATTTATCTCCTTTTATAATGTAATTACTCTAGCGAATTTACCTTGCTCAAATCCAACTGCATTAGGATTATTATTAAACCCAAAAGTTTTACTACTGATTATTATAGCATATTTTATACCAACTGCTTGAGGTCTTGGTATTAAATTTAAAGCACTTAGAAAAGTTAATAATCTAGTAGGATATGTTTCATCTATATATAATGTCATTGTCATGTCTTGATTGTCGCTTACATAAGCAGCATCACCAAACATAAAGGCTATAGCATCTTGTATAGATAAATCATCATCAATCATTTTAGCGGTTACAACATTTTTAGCTATTTTTGCTTTTATAAAAAATCTGTAATCACTATCATTTAATTGTGTATCAGTTAATGTATTATCAAAAGTTCTAAAAAAAGGAGCTTTACTAAATGTATCTGTATTAGGAGTATCTGCAAAACCAAAATAAACTTTAGGTATCACATCAGGTACTGTTCTATTTAAACCTACTACTTTACCTATTGTATCTAATTGTACTCCTACAGCAGTATCAACATCAAAAGCTTCTTCAAATTGTAATATAACATTATATACTTCTTCATATTTAGCTATTAATGCTGTTATTGTTTGTTCTGCTTTAGGTAAATCACTATATTGTAAGATAAGTAAATTTAAGTAGCTTTCAGTAAACATAATTATATCTCTGTGATTGAAATCTTAGCTGTAGTAATTAAAAACTTCTCATCAAAATCAGCTACTAATTCATCATCTACATAAGTAATATCATCTAAACTAGCTTCTAAACTTGTAGCTATAAAATTAGTTCCAGCTTGATATACATAACCATATAATTCTGTGATAGTTAAATCTTCATTAATAGTAAAAGTCTTTTCAGCTAATTTTTCTTTGATTAAATCTATATCTATAGTATCACCACCAATTTTAGGAGTTACATCTAATTCTATATAAATCTCTGTTTCAGTAGGTCTATCAAATTTCATCTCATGAGTTTGTATTCTAGTAGTACCATCAGCTCTTAAAAAACTTTCTAAATAATCTTCTTCTATTGACCCTTTAAGTCCAGCACCGGCAGTTTTTTCTTTTGCTATTGCTTCTGCTATATCTGAATTTAAACCACCTTCAACTATAACCCAAATAGTATGAGCATCTATATCTCTTACTGCATCATAAGCATCTGTATAATTCTCATATACAATAGCATCTAAAACATTAGGAACTTCTAATAAAAGAGCTAATAAACCACCTACTGTACTATAAGATGGTTTCTCTAAACTTCTATTTCTTCTTTGTCTTAATTCTACATCAGTTTCTTCATCAATACCTACAGAAGCTGCTAAAGGATTATCTACTACTGTTATTTGAGTTAATATTGTACCTTGTTCATTGATAGTATTAGGATTTGCAGCTACTGAACCCCATTCTAAAGCTTCAAAATCTACAGAAGTAGTACCAGCTGTTAATGTTTGAGCTTCTTGTATAATCCAACTTTGACCTAAAGTATCTACTACTGTATAACCTATGGGTAAATCTACTGTAGTAGTTGCTGTTAGATTTACTGCTACTGTTGATTTTGTAGCTGGTCTTCTTGTAATAGCACTAAGTTTTATTATCTTATTTAGCTCTACCCCTACAGCTGTATCAGGGTCAAAAGAATTATATACTTGTAATAAAGCACTTTGCACATCAGCATTTAATTTACTATATATAGCTATTATTTGACCATCAGGAGTATCAGCATCTATAATAATATCTTCACCATAGATGATTTTAAACTGTTCAGATAAGAACTCAAAAACATCATTTAGATCATTTATAGTAAGACCGTTTCTATCTAGTTTTAAATCAGACATTTATACCTACCTCTTTTAATATATTTCTATTATATATTGTATCGAAATCTATTAGTATTATAGCATTTCTTTTCTCATTTTGCACTAAAGATACATCATTAACTCTTTGTACTCCTTCAGTTTGCTGTACTACTTTTCTAACTTCGTTTAATATAAGGCTCTCATTATTCTTTACACCTAATATATTTAACCAATCTATATTTTGAGTATTATCTAAAAAGTAATCATTCTTAAAAGATTTGATCCTAGTAACTACATTTTGAGCTATTTCATTATCTTTTGTTATATAATTACCTAAACCTTGCCCAAAAGTCCAGTCACTATCTTCATCTATTTTTCTTACTGACATATTAATTACTCCTTATTAAGGTAATGCATTAGGTTCATCTGTTGTTTGTTGTACATCACCATCACTATCATTTCCTTGATCGTGTGTATGGTCTGTTATAAAATCTCTTATTGATATACCATCTATTTCTATATCTGAAGTAGAAGGTATTATTAATTTTCCATCATTAATAGTTTGAGTACCAGTTAAATTATAATCACCTGTTTGTGTATTATCTCCAGTATGCTCTATATCACCTTGTACTTTTTCATGTCCAGTAGGGATATTAATAGCATTTGTAACATTATTTAAACCTACAATAGCTATAGCATCACTATAATCATGCATCCTAAACTCTCTAGGTTTTTTATTATCAGCACCTAAATACCAATCATCTATACATCTTTCACTAAAAATAAGTAAAGCTGTATCACCTACACTTATAGGCATAATTCTATAATTACTTCCACCTTGTAAAGTAAAAATAGGTATCTCAGCAAATTCAGGTAATTCTACTTCTACATCTTTTATAACTCTTTTAAATACTGGTTTAGCACTTATTGTAGCTCCAGTTATTTTAGTTACTTTTGCTATTGTTGCAGTATGTGTATTAGCTAGAGCTTCACTTAAAGCATTATTTATAACAAATATAAGTGAGTCTAATTGCTGTTTAATCATTATAATACCTTAAATTCTGTACTTTTTCGCATATATAATACTTGTTTCCAGTCTTGACCTCTAAGGTCACCTTTATATTCAATAGTATCAACTCTATATAAATTATTAAGTTCTATTATATCAGATATTAACTGTACTTGCCCACCAGTTTTAATAGCTGGATTTATTAAAGTTTCAACTATTACAAAAGTTTCTTGTTTAAGTGGTGTATTAAGTAATCCGGTATTACTAGATACAACTACAGCAATATTATCTATTAATTCATTTTCTTTTATTATATTAAGTTTTTCATTTTCTATAAAAAAAGTTTCATCATTGTTTAAATTCTCTTGTATTAAATCAGCTGTAGCACCTACTAACACTTTAGGTCTTACTCTAGGATTAGATGTAGTTACTTTACCTTTTTTAGTATTAGGCATATCTTTTAGTAATTCATCTATTATAGATACACTAGGAGTTACTGTTTTACTGGTAAAGCTATTTCTAAAATCAAAACCACCATCTTTACATACTAAAGTAGTTATAAAATCAGCACCTTGTTTTCGTGTACCAGCTTCATATATATTACCTATAAATACATCTATAAGAGTGTCATAACCTACTTGTAATATGACTTGTAGATATTTATCATCTTCACCTTGTTGTGCTTTATCTTTTATTAATTTATTTCTTTTATCTAAATTTAGATTGTAAATATTTAATTTCAATTCATTAACATCTGATATAATAGTTTTTTTACCTTCAAATTGTATTCGTAAAGGAGGTTTAATTTCAACTACATCAATTTCAGATAATCTAATAAATAATCTATAATCTCTTTTAAATCTAAATGACATCATATCCTCGTAATTCTATTAAATCTACTCGTTCTAATAAATATACACTTATTCTTGAAGTAAAATCATCTTGTTTAAATGGATCTATTCCAGTATTCTGATTCTCTTGTAAAACAATATCAAAAGGTTTATTAAATTGTTTTAATAGAGGTAAACCTAAAGTTAACTTTTTACCATTTACTAAAGCTTCATCTCTAAAGTTTATATCCATAGTCCAACTTTGTGAAACAGGTCTATATTTTACATTTAATATTATTTGCGTATCTTCATATAAAATAGTTATTTTTTGTTTAGGTTCTGTTCCTATTGTTATTTGTTTCATTTTAAAGCCTCTATTAATGCAGTAGCAAAACTTTGATCTACTTCTTTAGCTTGTTGAGTACCTTTATCAGTAATCTCAGCACCT